AAGCCATTCCCAAGGATTTTGGCTTATCTGCTGGATTTTTGTTTTGGTGGAGATGAGGGGAATCGAACCCTCACTTAAAGCAATTAAAAAGCCGATAAAATCAAGCCTTTTTTCTTTTCGTGTCATCTTTCGGGTCATCTGCGAAATTTGCACTAAACATCGTGACTATTTTGGCGGCTATTGTATCAGTCTTATCTCTTAATGTGTGTTGATATATCTTGTGTAGCATTTCTACTGTCTGCCACCCTCCTATCTCGGCGATGTACTGGTCTGGGATACCTTGTGCGTGACACTCAGACGCAAAATAATGGCGGAGCTTGTGAAAGCTAAAATGTGCCACATCAGCTTTTTCGACAAGCCGGTTAAAGGCACTTGAAAGAGTTGACGGTGAAATACCAAAGTACTGCCAATTTCTACACTCATTAATGAGATTAGACGGCAGTGGAACGAAGCGTGTGCCTGCCTCGGTCTTTGTTGTCTTGACAATAAATTTACCGTTATTGTCAGCGACCACCGCTTTAGTTATGCTTACCCCAAAACTGTTGAAATCAGAAGGCTTTAATGCACATATCTCGGAACGGCGTAGAGAACCTTGGCTTGCGAGCTTGATGGGAACTCGCAGTCTATCATCTGCAAGTTCGAGCAACTTGTTAATGTCCTCCGTTGTCGGAATGGTGTATTGCGGTTTAACTTTCTGAGGCAATGTTGTATTAAGAGTCAATGCAGGATAATACACTTTTAAGACAGCAGACAATAAGCCGTGAGCATTTCGTACAGTCTTAGGACTGTGATTGACCGACAACGCATTAACTGAGTTCTGAATCATTACAGCAGTAAGCTTAGTAAGCTTAAACGGCATTAATTCAGTAAAGTAGTTACGCTTAATTTTTTCATATCCAGCTATGGTACTTGGGCTAAGAACTGCCGACTTACTCTCAATATACATTTTGCAAGCTTGCTCAAGCGTGAGGTCATTATAATCGATACAAGAGGTAGTCAGCGACAGCTCAAATCTATCCGCTGCCCTTTTCGCCTCTTTTTTTGTTGCTGCTGTAATGGATTTATACTTTTTCTTTCCGCTTTTATCCTTGCCCAAAAAGACACGCACACGCCAGTTGCCCGACGGCATTTTCTTAGGTTCTGCCATATAAAACACTCCTTTTGTTTAAAAAAGGGTGCAAAAATCCCTTGTGTTATTTATCTGCAAAACTTGCAAAACACAAGGAAGTATGGTACAATTATATTGCTGTATAAGTACCGTTGCACCCTGTGTGTAATGGTTTCCGCTCTGTCCTGCGCCAACAGGTAAGGGCGGTTTTTTATTATGTTTTATTTTGTATTATCAGCGTAATTTTAGCGTAATAAGTTTTTATATCCTCGGCATATCCGATATACAAATCTTTGATACCTAAAATTCGTGACTGATTATTTTTAATAAAATCACAATCTTCGGTATGCAAGTTACCTATTTCCATACCATTGGCAATGATTTTAATTGCAGGCTCACCTTGATAACTGTACTCTTGCATTGATACATTAATAACCTTGCCCGCTTGTTTGTCAGTTCTAAGCCTTTTAAGGCATTCTTGCCTGTTGCCAAATGTGACACCTGCAACTTTACATACCTTTGTATGCGATTTACCGGTTTCAGGTTTCATATTTGCTTGTGGCTGTGGCATCGGCTGCTTTGGTTTGCCGAACAGTTTAGAGAATAACCCCATTATTTTTGCCTCCTTATTTTTATATTGACAAATAACGCAAATAAATGTACAATAAAATATAAAGAGGTTAGCGCCTTTTTAATCATTATTTTGTTTTGACCGCTTGCAATTGCCGTTGCAAGCGGTCTTTTTTTTATTTTTGATTAGCAAAGTCCGTTTTATTGGACTTTGTAATACGCTGGCAAAATTTACCACTTGAAATTGTCGAACAGAAGTTCTATAATTTAATTATAGGAATTTCGTCTGAATTTTACGAATGAAAGGAAGTTAAATCATGAAGAAAAACACAGCAATCAGGCAAGAAATAATTGAATACATAGAATCAATCGAAAATCACAAAGCCTTAATAGCTATACTGAAATTCATAAAAATCATATATCGTCGTAATTTGAACGACCGTGGGGGAGCTTAACGCTCCCCTTTGTTTTTGTCTGAAATTCCTTTAATAAAGTTCTTGAACACTTGCCGCTCAAGCGGAGCCATACTTATATATGTACGAATAATGTCAATGTCGATTTCGTCGAGGTTATACTCTGCTCTAAGAGCATCAATCACGACATCTTCGCTTTCTTCGTCAAACATCTCTCCCTCACCTGTTTTTAGCCATTCGAGGTTTACACTGAATATAGCCGAAATATCTCTAAGCGTTCGCTCTGAAAACTCTCTTTTTCCACTTTCACAAAGAGAAATTATTGACCTCTGTAAATCGAGTTTTTCGGCAAACTGAGTTTGATTAAGATGTACGGCTTTGCGAACCTCAATAACTCTTTTTGCAATATTATTACTCATTGAATTACCTCCTTACAGTTGTTATTATATAATATAATGATGAATTTGTCAACAAATAAAGCGAAAAAATTAAAAAAAATATTTTTTTTTGCAAAAACTGTTGACAATGTAATCAAAATAAGTTAAAATAAAGTTGCAAAGTAATCAAGGAGGTGAAAACAATGACAGATAAACAGGAGATGGACATCAAGTCAATCGGCGCAGAGCTTGCAAAAATCTTGATTGATATGACAGATGAAGAAAAGGCTGTTGCTTTCGCAATGATGAAAGGAATGGTCGTGGGTAAGCAGATTGCCGAACAGCAGAAAACAGCATAAGAGGTGATTATATGCCAAAACTGAAAAGAACAACAAAAGCTGAACAGGAGCAAGCATATATGTCGAGAGTAGCACAATGTCTTTTCTTTAGATTGAACTGTATCGGTTATGACAGAGAAAAAATCAGCAAACTCTTTGGCATTAATCCTGCTACCTGTTCAGCACGCAAAAACGACAAGCCACAGAATTTAAAGCTGAAAGAAATCGTCAGAGCAGCGGGAGTTCTGGGAGTTGAGCCTTATGAACTTTTGATTGATCCTGACAGAATCAAATTAACAACAATAATAAAGTAAAAATTAACGGAGGTATTTATATGAAAAGCTTTACAGAAATAACAAAAGAAATCAGAGAAAGAACTTGCAACGATTATAGCGATTATGAGTATGAAATTGAGATTTATGATAACATCAATGAAAACACAGAAGTTGTTTTGCAGGGTACTTTTGAAGAAGTTTATAAAGAATGGGAATATATCAATCAGCACGGATATACAAGCTCATGGGATGAAGATTTTGCTTATGCACAATTAAATTTGCGTTATTCGGAGAGCGAAATGGACAGTCACGAAGTATTAGACACATACGAGAGATAAGGAGCGAATATGAAGCTTGAAAACTTACAAATCTGCATTAAAGACGGTGAAGTCATAGCCTTACAGGGTTTAGACACCGTTACAGCGGACAGGCTCGAAGACATCTTGAATTATGTTGCAGAAGTCAAAGAGAGCCTCGACCGCCACAAGCTCAACAACAGAGCGACAGGCATTAAGCGTGTTGCCGACAACTGTAAAAAGTTTATCCGCTGCTGCAAATACGCAGCGAAAAATTAAGGAGGTGTAACGGATGACAGAAAATGTTTTAGAACGAATGAAAAGGATTGACGGGCAGAGGAAAATCTCTGATTTCATTGTTAAGCAAAAACAAGATTATGAATTTAAAATCAGATATGCAACTATTAGAGCAAGAGAATTTGTAGAAGAATGTGATAAGCGAGAATTAAACTATCACGTTTCCGTTGGCGGTCTTGACAGCATTACATTATTTATCTTTTTAAAATCAATCGGAATCCACGCACCGGGAATCAGCGTTTCTTATCTTGAAGATTCAAGCATCCAAAAAATTCATAAAGAGCTCGGAATAGAAAAATTAAAACCGTCGGTTCGATATGTAGATAGTACAGGGAAAGAACATCGTTGGACTAAGCAAGATATAATTCAGGAGTTTGGATTCCCTGTTTTATCAAAAGAAATAGCGTCAAAAATTGAAACACTTGCAAATCCGACCGAAAAAAACAAAACTGTTCGACACGCTATTGTAACAGGCGAAACAGGTGCGTATGGTGGTTATCAAAAAAACAGTCGTATGAAAATGTCGCAAAAGTGGCTTGAAAAGTTCGGTGGTTATGCAAACGATGAAGAGGGCACGAGTTATCAAATTCCAAATTTCAAAGTATCATCAAAATGCTGTTATTATCTGAAAGAAAAACCTTGTGATGTTTGGGCAAAAGAGCATAACAGCGTACCTTTTCTTGGGCTGATGGCTTCCGAAGGCGGAAGAAGAGCTAAATCTCTAATGATAAATGGCTGTAATTATTTCGGTAAATCTACAATCAGGTCAGCACCGTTTGCAATTTTTAACAGACAGGATATTTTACAGCTTGCGCTTGATTTAAATGTTCCTATTCCTGAAATATACGGAGAAATAGAGAGACGTACAGACGGAACTTTGTACACAACTAAGGCTCAAAGAACAGGCTGTTCAATGTGCGGATTTGGTTTGCACTTGGAAAAGCGTCCGCATAGATTTGATTTGCTCAAAGAGCGAAGCCCAAAAGAGTGGGAGTATTGGATGTATAACTGCTGTACGGATAGTAAAACAGGTGAAAGATATGGTTGGGCAAGAGTGCTGGATTATATCAATGTTGACTACAAAGAAGAAAACCGTTGACAGCACGGCAAGCTTTCAACGGTTCAAGGATATAATATGAAATCAATCAACATTATTATACCCTTAATTTTATAAAAAATCAAGGAGGAAACATAATGCACACATCAAAAATTACAATTAAATCACTTTTCGGCATTTCCGAGCAGGAAATCAGTGGAAAAAGTGTTGAAATAACAGGCAGAAAAGGAGCAGGAAAAACATCTGTCATTGACGCTATTCGTTATGCTCTTACGAACTCGTCTTCTCGTGATTGGATAATTAAGAATGGTGAAACCGAGGGCGAAATCATTGTTGAAACTGATTCGGGCTTATCAATCGACCGTAAAGCAAGAAGCAACAAAGCTGACTTTGTATCAGTCAAGGAAAATGGAAACAAGGTCACCAAGCCTGAAACATTTTTGAAAACTATCATTACTCCGTTGCAGCTCAACCCTGTTGAATTTACACAGATGACGAAGAATGAGCAGAACAGAGCCATTCTCGATTTAATCGAGTTCGATTGGGACTTGAATTGGATTAAAGAACAGTTCGGTGAAATTCCGCAGGGTGTTGATTATGAGCAGAACATTCTACAGGTTCTTAACGACATTCAAGCCGAAAATGGTGTCTATTTTCAGAGCAGACAGGATATTAACAGAGAGATTCGCAACAAAAGAGCATTTATCACTGATATAGCAAAAGATATACCGTCAAGTTATGACGCTGAAAAGTGGAAAAACTATGACCTTTCTGCTAAGTATTCTGAACTTATGAAAATTAAAGATGAAAACGGCAAAATTGAAAGAGCAAAAGCTTTCAAAGACAGCTACACCAATAAGCTCAGAGGACTTGAAGCGAATAAAGAGATTGCTGTTTCAGCAGCGGAAAAATCAATCAATGCAGAGCGTGACAGCTTGAATTCTACTATTTCAAGACTTAATGCTGAAATTCAGTCTGCAAACGAAAAACTCCTTGCTCTTGACAACAAACTTCAAGATAAAATCAAAATAGCAGAAGCAAATTTCAATGTTGCGAAAGCTAAGCTTGACGCTGATGTCGGCATTGCAAATAAGTTCATTAACCTTGAAATTAAACCTACAAACGCTCTGCAAGAGGAAATCGATACAGCAGAAGTGATGATTAAACATCTCAACGAATACGATAGAATGAAAAATATGCAGAACGAAATCGAGAATTTGCAGGCTCGTTCAGAAGAATTTACACGCAAGATTGAACTTGCAAGAACCTTGCCGGGAACCATTCTTCAAACTGCTACTTTGCCGGTTGAGGGTTTGACTGTTGAAAATGGAATCCCACTTATTAATGGGTTGCCGATTTCTAACCGTTCCGACGGTGAATTGCTCGAATTATGTGTTGATATTGCTATCAATAATCCGAGTGGCTTACAGATTATTTTGATTGACGGTGCAGAAAAGCTTGACGATGTAAGCAGAGAAAGACTTTATGCTAAATGTAAAGAAAAAGGCTTACAGTTTATCGCAACAAGGACAACAAACGATAACGAACTCATCGTTACAGAACTTTAAGGAGATGTACATATGCCAACACATTGGAAAAAATTAACAAATCCGAATTATCTCGGAGCATATTCAATCGAAAACGGACAAGATTTGATTTTAACGATTAAATATGTTCAGGAAGAAAAAGTAATCGGCCCTGACGGCAAGAAAGATGATTGCGTAGTATGTCATTTTTCCGAAAATGTAAAACCTATGATACTTAATGCTACAAATATGAAAACCATTACAAAGTTATACAAAACCCCATACATTGAGGAATGGACAAGCAAAAAAATTCAGATTGGTATTGAAAAAGTTAAGGCTTTTGGTGATGTTGTTGAAGCTTTAAGGGTTCGCAATATTATACCTAAGATAGAACCTGAAAAGCTGCCTAAGTGTGAAAAATGCGGTGCATATGTGCACCCAATGGGAAATATGACATCTGAACAACTTATCGCATATACGAAAAACAAATACGGAAAAGGCCTTTGTTCTTCTTGCGCAACAGCAGAAGCAAATAAACTGAAAGGAGAAGCAATTAATGCTAAATAATGAGAACTATTTCAGTGTTGAGAACAACCTCAAATATATGAGTGTTTCACAATTCAAAGCATTTGAGAATTGCCCTGCCTCCGCTTATGCGGAGGTTACAGGGAATTATGAGCGAGAAAAAACGACTGCATTGCTTGTAGGTTCATATGTGGACGCTCATTTTGAAGGTTCACTTGATGTTTTTAAAGCACACAATCCGCAGTTATTCAAGCGTGACGGCTCTCTCAAGTCTGATTATATCAAAGCCGAGCAAATCATAAACAGAGTTGAGCAAGACGATTTGTTTATGGAATATATGAGCGGTGAAAAACAGGTTATTATGACGGGGACTGTTGCAGGTGTAGAAGTCAAAATCAAGGTTGACAGTTTACACACCGATAAAATTGTAGATTTAAAGGTAATGCGTGATTTTGAGCCTATTTATGTGCCCGAAAAAGGCAGATTAAATTTTATTGAGGCTTGGAGATACGACTTACAAGGAGCGGTCTATCAAGAAATAGTCAGACAAAACACAGGTAAGGTTTTACCTTTTTATATTGCAGCGGTCACAAAAGAAAAAGAACCTGACTTAGCAGTAATAGAAATTCCACAGGCTTATTTGGAGATTGAGCTTGAGAATTTTGAAAAGAATGTTATCAAATATGATGCTATTAAAAAAGGCTTGATTGAACCTGAAAGATGCGAACATTGTGATTATTGCAAAGCAACAAAGGTTCTCAAAAAGCCGATAAGTTTGGAGGAATTAAATTTTGAATAATGTTGTTTTAGCCGGCAGATTAGTTGCAGATCCAGAACTAAAAATAACTTCGTCAGGAGTTGAAGTGACAAGTTTCAGACTTGCAGTTAATCAAGATTATGTAAAGTCCGGAGAAGAAAAGAAAGCCGATTTTTTCAACATAACAGCATGGAGGCAGACCGCTGCGTTTATCTGTAAGTATTTTCACAAAGGCAATGGAATAGTCCTAAAAGGTCGCTTACAGAGCCGTACATATCAAGCTCAGGACGGTTCAAATCGTTATATAGTCGAGGTCGTTGCTGATAATGTAGAATTTCCTCTCAGCGGCGGCAAATCTAATGATGATACAAGCAACTATGCACCGACTGCATCAGCCCCGGCTCAGGCTGCTGCTGTTTCCGATACATCATCCGCAGACTTCCCTGTTGACGATGATTTGCCATTTTAACTTTTTGGAGGAACAATTATGAAAATTATATCTTTTTACACATATATGACTAAAAAATATTTCAAAGAGCGTAGTCCTAAAGGCGACTTGGCGAGAGATATGAAATATGACACCAAAGACTTTCCAAGAAACAACAGTCGAAATTTAAAGAAAGGATACGAAAAAATTCGTGACTATCTAGAAATGAACAATGCTTGCGAAGCTTGTATGAATGTTTTTGAAGACAGTTGGGAGGAATACGCAAATAATGTTAATTCAAATTGATACAAGAGAAAAATCGCGTGCTATTCAAAAAATCTTGCAATATCTTAATGAAAATAATATCAAGTATGTTTCAAGTAAAATGATCTGCGGCGATTATTGTGATATAAGCAACCCTTTGTTTTGTATTGACAGAAAGCAGAATTTAAATGAAGTTTGCAACAATGTATGTCAAAATCGAAAACGCTTTATCGCTGAACTTGAGAGGGCCAAAGAACTCGGAATCAGACTTGTGTTTTTAATTGAACACAGTGCAAAAATCAAATGCCTTGAAGATGTGCGATTTTGGAAAAATCCAAGATTGAAAGAGCACCCGCTTGCTCTTTCAGGCAAAAGACTATATAAAATTTTATCGGTAGTTGAAAAAACATATAATACTAAATTCTATTTTTGTCGCAAAAATGTAACAGGCAGAGAAATAGTAAAATTACTTGAGGAGGAACAAAATGAAAAATATATCAAAGTTAAGCTACAGTCATAGACTTAAACTCTTTGAACAGGAAAAGCAAAAACTTTACTCACAAAAGCTTAGTTTTAAAGAATTTGAGCAGAAAATAAAAGAATTGGCAGATAAATATGAACTTTAATTCAGACCGGCGAGATGAAATCAAATCGAGGGTGACTATTGCAGATGTAATCAGGAAATATTCGCCCTCGAGCGAAATCAAAAAAGATGTAATACGATGCCCTTTTCATTCTGAACGAACAGCTTCATTCCGAGTTTATCGAAGTAATAATTCTTTCTACTGCTTCGGTTGCGGCGTCGGTGGCGACCAAATCAATTTTGTAGCAAAAATTCTTGATATATCTTATTATGATGCGTTAAAGCGTGTTGATGAAGATTTTATGCTTGGCGTTTTTAGCAGAAAAATATCAAAATCTACTTTGCAAAAACGCATATATGAGCGTGAGCGAAAACAATTTGAAGAAGAAAAAGCAAAACTTAAAAGACAAGCAGAAGAAAACAAATTAATTAACTTTTTTAAAGAGTTACGAAATAGATTTGAGTCTGAATCCGACAATATCAAACTAAAGAATGCAATTATATTTGTTGAGAGCTGGCTCAACGGAAAAATGGACATTGACGGAGTTGTAACACTGTTGCCAAAAGATTATTCCGCTGATGAAATTATCGAAAATGTAAAAGAAAATTTGAAGTAAGGATGTGATAAAGTGACAAATGAAACGGAGGTTGATGTAATAGATCCTGTTGCCCAAATTGAAAGTTACACAAAGAAAGATTTTCAGTTAACAAGACTTCCTTACGATTTTTTGTATGGATTAAGAAACAACAAATTTCAATATTCCCAAATGCAGGTTGTAATGGCAGACAAAGCAAGCAAAGAAGGCGTTAAAAGTTTTAAACAACTTTACAAAGATTATTTGGCGACTTATCATTCCGATGAACAAATGCTTGCTGTAAATTATACTGAATTTGATGGACAACCTTTTCAACTTGCTTGTGGCTCTTACATATGTCATGACGACATTGCCCTGCTTAATTCAAATGGAATAGTCGAGGAAATCTGCAATCATCCCGTCTTGCCGTGCGTAAGGCTTGTGAATATTGATGATAATACAGAAAAACTTATTATCAAATACAGAAAGGGCTACAAATGGCGAGAAATAACCGTAGATAAAGAAATTCTTGCAAGTGCGAGTAAGATTACTTCTCTTGCAAAATACGGCATAGCGGTCAACAGTGAGAACGCAAAAGGGTTAGTTAAATATCTAACAGATATTGAAGATTTGAACTACAACGAAATCGAAGAAAAAAACTCTGTCAGTAGATTAGGCTGGATTAACAATCACGGTTTTAGCCCTTATGTTGACGGTTTGGTTTTTGACGGAGAAGAAAATTTCAGAACTCTTTTTAATTCTGTAAAAATAAAAGGTCAAATCGAAAATTGGATTGAAATAATCAAACCTATTCGAGCAGAGAAAAACATTTGTTCAAGAATAATGCTTGCCGCATCGTTTGCAAGTGTATTAGTCAATCCTTGTGACTGTTTGCCGTTTTTTGTTCACCTTTGGGGCGGAACAGAAGCAGGAAAAACAGTTGCATTAATGCTTGCAACATCAGTATGGGCAGATCCGACTATGGGCGCATATATTCGCACATTTAACAGCACAGCAGTTGCTCAAGAACTTACAGCAAGTTTTGTTAACTCTCTTCCGCTTGTATATGATGAACTTCAAATCCTCAAAGATAAGAAGTCGTTTGATGATATGATATACAAGCTCTGCGAAGGCATAGGTCGTGACAGAGGAGCTAAAAACGGTGGAGTTCAAAAAATTGCAACTTGGAAAAACTGTATATTAACATCAGGAGAATTTCCAATTAGTTCGGAAAAATCAGGCGGAGGTGCGGTCAACAGAATTATCGAAATCGACTGCAAAGATAAAAAAATCTTTACAAATCCAAGTGAGCTCGTTTCTGAAATCAAGCAGAATTATGGATGTGCCGGTGCAATCTTTGTTAAATGGTTACAGCAAGGTGATAATATTGAAACTGTCAAACATTTGAGGAAAGATTTTTACAAGAAACTTGTTGCCGATTCGGATGTGACTGACAAACAAGCAATGTCTGCAAGTCTTATTTTGACTGCTGATAAACTGATTAACGAAATATTTTTTAATGACGATATTTTGTTGAGCATAACTGAAATGCAATCAATTTTAACTACTCGCACGAGTGTCGACCAAAATCGTAGATGTTACGAGTTTATTAACGATTTTGTTGCCGTCAATTACAACAAATTCAATCCTGAAAAGGACGGCTACAACGGCGAGATTTACGGAACAGTGATTGAAGACAGAATTTACTTCATTAAGAGCAAATTTGACGCAGTCTTGCAAGAAAACGGTTTTAACGCAAAGGCTTTTTTGAGTTGGGCAGTTGAAAATAAGGTGGCATTTGCTTCAAACACTTGCAATTCTGTAACAAAGCGAATTTGTGGAAAAGTGTGTCGGTGTGCGTGTGTTTTGAGCGTAGAAGAAACCGCAGAAGACCGCTTTTTGAACAATGAAGACTTACCTTTTGATTAAATTGTAACAGGTGTAACCGCTGTGTAACTGATTTAAGTTACATTGTTATATCTAAAAAACCGCATAAAATAGCCGTTTTTTAAAATTAAATTTAAAATGTAACAGTGTAACAGCTTTTTTTACATACACACTATATATACAATATAAAAATAAAATATTGAACAATATATACCACGCGTGTATAGTGATAGATTACTTGTTACACCTGTTACATATGTTACATTATATATAATATATAGTATTTATCTATATTATTAAGCGTTTAAGATGTAACATAGGCGTAACAGCTTTTTGGAAATTTGTTACAGGAGGAATTATGAAACAAACAAAATGTTCAAAATGTATGTTAATGTGGGACAGCTTGGTTATGAGAAAATGCAATCACGAGGCAGTCAACAGAACATACGGCAAAAACATCTGTATTTGTTGCTGTCAAAAGTGCAGATACTCTGAACAGTTCAAAACAGGTTGGATTTGTACTTATAAAAAGGAGATGAAAGAATGAAACAACAGGCAATCTGCGAATTATGTATGCAAGCATTTGAAAAAAGAAGTGCAAATCAAAAATACTGTACCGACTGTGGTGTTGAAATGAGAAAACAACAGCACAGAGAAATTATCAAAAACAGCAAATTAAGAAAAAAAGCCGCACGCAATTACAATAAACTTGATACACTTGAAGAAAAATGCAAGAAAATCAATTTGTATAATAAGCGACACGGCACGCACTTAAGCTACGGAGAATATACGGCACTCGAAAGGCTTGGAAGAATTTAAAAGGAGGATAAAGAAAATGATTGATTGTTCAAGAACTGAAAATTACTTTATTGAAAAGTCGAGAATGACGAAACGACAGAAGAACGTAATATGCAAACTTGACTGTTCAGATTGCCCTTTGAGCAGTTCAAATAATGGCACAGGCATTTCGTGCACGAACCTTGAAATGAGTTATCCAGAAAAGGCAATCGCAATTGTACAGAAATGGAGTGATGAACACCCGCCGAAAACTTATTTAAGTGAGTTTTTAAAAAACTATCCGAATGCTCCTCTTGTTCACGATGGAACACCTGAAATATGCCTTCGGAAGTTAGGCTTGACAGATATAAAGACTTGTAGAGTAGGCGGCTGCGTAGAATGTTGGAATCAGCCTATTGAGGAGAGTGAAAACAATGATTGAAAAAGAATTAAAAATTCGTGAGGTATGCGGTGATTATGCGTTGGATATACCGTTCGCAGACGGTAGTGTAAACACGATATACTTTAATTCAAAACGAAATGCCGAAACAGTTAAGCATATTATCGAAGTTGACGGAAGTAAACCCAACGAAGCAACCGTGTGTGATATGCGAGAGATTAAACGCGGAAAGTGGGTAAAAAAGAAAGAAAGAAAAGTAGGTGAAGCGGAAGCATACTGCTTAACTTGCGGGAGAGAGGTTGTTTATCAAGTCATTAACAACCGTTATCAATTTGAAAACTATTGCCCTCATTGCGGTGCGAGAATGGATAAGGAGGAAAACAATGACTAATTACGAGAAAATCAAACAGATGTCAATTGACGAAATGGTTCAAGGTGATATTACTTTGCTCGGGTGTGTCGGTCATGTTCCGATGGAATATTGTAATAAATTTCACGGTAACTGCATTGATTGCAAAAAACATTGGCTAGAAAGCGAGGCAGAAGAATGACCGCAAAAGAGACTATGTATAAAGCAATCAATACATACGGTGTGGAAAATCAGATGATAAAGACGGTCGAAGAGTTGTCTGAATTGTCGCAGGCTTTGTGTAAAAGCCTTATAAGATTAAATTATACTAAAGAAAAAATATCACTTGAAGATGATTTGAAATCTGTTGATAATATTTTTGAAGAAATGGCAGATGTTGAAATTATGCTTGAACAATGCAAGATAATGTTTCAATGTGATAAAGAAGTGAATGAATGGAAACATAAAAAGATTGAGCGGCTTGAAAGAAGACTGGAGGGTGAAAATTAATGACACTTGACGAATTAAAAGCTGAAATATCCGAACGCATAGAAAGCGAGCAGGACAAGTTGGACAGTCTTAACAACAGAAAAAGTCGAAAAGACAGAAACGATTACATAAGTTGGGGAATGCTGCTTGCGTACGGAATTGTGGCTGATTATCTTGATGATTTGGAGGTTTTTGAATGAAAGCAAGAGTGCCGATGAACATCAAGCGCGAAGCGAAAAAAGAAATTCTCAGACTTGTTAATAACGAATATAGCAAAGTCAGAAGCAAAGAAAACGAGGACATAACTCGTAGAATTTTTAAAACTATGATGTTTGTACTGAATCAGAATTTCGGATTTGGCCACGATAGATTGAACAAAGCCCTCAAAGAAATGACCGAGGTTATTAAACATTCGAGTGAGGATGAAGTTTTCTGGGAACATCTCGACAGAGTGCTTATTGACCAGCTCAAGCTTCCATTCCAGCGTGACTACACCGAGAAAGGGCAGGTTGTGAATGAAAGAAGACGAGAATAGAAAATACATAGTTTATATTGCTGCTGGTGTTTGCTGGCATTGCAGACGAAAAAAGATGTGCCCATCAAGCTCAAGAGGAGTGCAATGTAGTGAGTTCGCTAAGTTCAAGGAGGAATTGAATGAGGAACGGATTATCAAGAAAGGATTTAGCGTTCTCGGAGAAACTAAATGAAATTATGAACGCTAAAAAAATATACCCGACTGAACTAAGCAAGAAGTCAGGTGTTGACCGCAAGCTGATTTATTCGTACTTAAACGGAGTAAACGCACCGAGCACAAACAGTCTGCGAAAGCTTGCAAAGGCTCTGAATGTAACATCCGATTACTTGCTGGGGATAGAAAAATAGTGGTAAACTTTAGAATTTAATAACTGTACAATTAAGCTATAATGTAAAAATTATAGCTTAATTTTTTGAGGTAAATATGGCTAAAGACTTTGCAAAAGCATTCTACAAATCAAAAAAGTGGCAGGATTGCAGACGAAGCTTCATTGATGAACGAACACTCATCGACGGTGGTTTGTGTCAGATATGTCACAAGAAGCTCGGTTATATAGTTCATCACAAGATTATGCTCAATGCAAGCAACATAACTGACGCAAGCATTAGTCTTAACTTTGAAAATCTGATGTATGTCTGTAAAGAATGCCACGACAATCTTCCGGGGCACGGAGTCGGAAACAGAAAACCGAAAAAGTATTTTTTTGATGAGAGCGGTCAAATTTTTCCGACTCCCCCCCCTAAAAAAAATTGCGAGTAAACATTCGCGGACCGAGGGGGGCTTAGATTTTTTGCGTGCCTTACATATACCCCCCCTCCCCTAAAAAACTTGTGTGAAAGGACGGTGACTTGTAAAATGACCGACGAACAGAAAGAACAAAGAGCAATTAAGCGAGAGATAAAGCGATTAACGGAAATCTACAAGGACATAGAGGTTAAAAGAAAAGACCTCGCCGTTGGCTTGATTGAAAATGCGGCATTCACTCGAATCAGGCTGAAAGAACTGCAACAGGACATTGCAATTTATGGCTTAACTGAATTATTCTCACAGTCAGAAACACAAGAGCCGTACTCACGCAAAAGACCTGAGGCAGATTTGTATAACACAATGCTCGGTAACTATCTCAAATACATTAAGCAGCTCAACGATATGCTTCCGAAAGTGGCCGAGGCGAAGGCTGCGACAACAGACGGCTTTGACGATTTCGTTGAAGGGCGTGACAAGCTTTGAAACGCTATCCATTAAGCTATAATCCGATACTTGAATATTACGAACAGATAAAGAACGGCAAGGTTACTGTTTGCGACAAGATACGCAAGTGGTATAAACATTTAAGTGATAAGGTGATTAATCCGACGGACGGCTATCATTACGAAGCTAAGCGAGGAAATCACATCATTGAATTTATCGAAAATTACTGTCGACACAGTAAAGGTAAGATGGGCGGTCAGCTTGTAAAGCTTGAGCTGTGGGAAAAAGCGTGGCTTGCGGCAACTTTTGGCTTCGTGGACGATGACGGTATCAGGCAGTACAACCTATCTGTGTTAATTATCGGAAAAAAGAACGGTAAGTCTTTGCTTGCCTCTGCGATTGGCTTGTATATGCTTATCGGTGACGGCGAACCCGGTCCCGAAGTGTATGCAGTCGCCACAAAGCGTGACCAAGCTAAAATCATTTGGCAGGAAGCAAAACGAATGGTTCGCAAGAGTGAAACTTTATTGAAGCGAATTAAACCACTGCTGAATGAATTGAGTTCAGAAGATTATAATTGCGGAGTGTTTAAGCCGCTTGCCTCTGATTCGGACACGCTTGACGGTCTGAATGTGCATTGTTGTTTAATGGATGAGTTGCACCAATGGAAAAACGGCAGACAACTCTACGACATTATGGCAGACGGTACCATCGGACGAGACCAACCGCTTATCCTTGTTACAACAACTGCAGGCAAAATTCGTGAGGACATCTACGATGAAATCTATGACGATGCTGTCCGCACCACGAACGGCTTGTTTGACGAGGTAGGCTACAAAGACGAGCACAGCCTTTACATCATCTACGAGCTTGATAAGCGTGAAGAATGGGAAAATCCCGATTGCTGGGAAAAGGCTAACCCCGGACTTGGCACGATTAAAAATCGAAATGCCCTTGCAAGCAAGGTCAAGAAAGCGCAGGCGAATCCGTCACTTGTACGAAATCTTGTATGTAAGGAGTTTAACATAGCCGAAACATCAACCGAATCGTGGCTCAATTTCGAGGAGCTTAACAACGAAACAAAATTTGATGTTAAGGAACTCCGCCCAACCTATGGCATAGGCGGAGCAGATTTATCAAGCACGACCGACCTTACAGCGGCCAAGATGTTGTTTCGAGTGCCTGACAATGAAAATATTTTTATATTGTCAATGTACTGGATACCGGCAGACCTTGTGGAGAAAAAAGTAACCGAGGATAAGATCCCGTATGACAAATGGATAGAACAGGGCTTTATGCGTACCTGCCCCGGGAACAAGATTGACGCAAGTGTTGTTACGGCATGGTATCAAGAGCTACAAGACGAATACGACATTTACTTATGGAAAGAGGGCTATGACGCTTGGTCGGCTCAGATGTGGGTTAATCAGATGATTGACGCTTTCGGTCCTACCGTTATGGAAGCGGTACATCAGGGCAAGAAAACACTGTCTGCCCCGATGAAAGCCCTCAAAGCAGACCTTGTCAAGAAAAGAATAATCTACAACAACAACCCGATAGATAAATGGTGCCTTGCAAATACTGCAATAGATGAGGACAGAAACGGTAATATACAGCCGATTAAGACCTCAAAGTCAACGAGACGAATTGACGGTACTGCGGCATTGCTTGACGCTTACACGATATATTTTGAATATGAAGACGAATATTTGAGCATTGTTTAGGAGGTGAGAGAATGGGAAAATTTAAGAACTTTTTAAATTCTGTTCGCAATGTCAGAAAGACAAAGAATTTTTCAAGGGTTGAACTTGTTACACAGAATAATTCAAATTTCTTCTTGTGGGGCAACAGAGCATATGATTCCGACACCGTCCGAGCTTGCGTTAATGCACAGGCTCTCAGATTTTCAAAATTATCAATTAAGCACATAAGAGAAACAATCGTTGACGGCAGGAAAGACCTCTTAATCAATCCCGAGCCTTATGTCAAATTTTTGCTTGAAGAACCAAACCCGTACACAACAATGGATATGCTCCTATATAGGACAAGCACACAGTTATCCTTATCGGGTAATGCTTTTTGGCTCATCATTAGAGACACAAACGGCTTGCCTACGGAATTGTATTTTATACCAGCTAAATCAGCTACGGATTTGTATGATACGAATGGCAACCTTGTGTATGAATTTATCCTTGCAAACGGCAAGACCTACCGCTTTGCCTCCGAAGATGTCATACATTTGCGTGATGATTTTGCTGAAAACGACATATTCGGCAGCGGTAAATTTAAGGCTCTTGCTCCTTTGCTCGAAATCGTTGAAACAACCGACAGCGGCATCATCAGCGCTATCCGAAATTCAAGCGTAATTAAATGGTTACTGAAATACACATCGTCTTTGCGGCCCGAGGATTTGAAGAAAAACGCAAAAGCGTTTGCTGATAACTACCTTAACATCAGTAACAGCTCCGTGGGTGTTGCGGCAGTTGACGCAAAGGTTGACGCAAATCAGATAACCCCGAACGACTATGTCCCGAATGCTTTGCAAATGGATAGAACGAAAAACAGAATCCTTGAGCTTTTTAACACTAATGTGAAAATTATCACATCAACAGCGAACGAAGATGAAGAAAATGCTTATTTCGATGCGGTGATATCGCCTAAAATCATTCAGCTTAAAAACGAGCTGACACGGAAACTATTCACTCGCCGTCAGCGAGGTTGTGGAAATTATATCGCAGTCGGTTCGTTCAATCTACAATCTGCGAGTCTTAAGACTAAACTAAATTTCGCTGGAATGGTTGACCGTGGAGCAATGCTCCCAAACGAATGGCGAGAATCACTTGGTCTTGCTCCTGTTCCGGGCGGAGACACTCCGCTCAGAAGATTAGATACAGTTGCGGTCGATGAAGGAGGTGAAAACGATGCCGAAAACAATTGACATTAAAGGCCCTATCATTACGAATGATGATAAGTGGATTTATGACTGGTTTGGAGTAGCCTCCTGTTGCCCAGCCGACATTCGGTCACAGCTTGACGAAGTGGCGGATGATGAGGGAGTACAGGTTGTTATCAATTCGTCAGGTGGTGACATCTTTGCCGCCTCCGAAATTTACGATATGCTCGCCGAAAGCAAGGCTACAATCAAGGTCATTTTTGCCGCTTCTGCCGCTTCATACATTGCTTGTGCGTGCAAGTCTGAAATTGTGCCGACAGGTATGCTTATGATTCATAATGTTTTAAGCTATGCCGCAGGCGATTACAATGACATGGCACATGAATCAGGCGTGTTACTTAAAGCAAGTAAAGCCGTTGCGACAGCCTATCGACTTAAAACCGGAATGAGTGAGGACGAGCTTATCGGACTTATGGACAAGGAAACTTGGCTTACTGCTGATGAAGCAGTCGAAAAAGGTTTTATTGACAAGGTCGCAGAATATTATGCTGAAAAGCCAAAAGAGGTTAAACTTGCGGCAAGTCTTAACAGCCTTATCCCTGATACCATCATCAAACAGATGAGGGACGAAAAAACACAGCTTACAGCAAAACTTGAATTGCTCAAACGAAAGGAAGTTGAAGAAGAATGAACAAACAGGAATATCTCGACAAGAGAAATGCTCTTTATGACAAGGCAAAAAAGCTCATTGCAGAAAATAAGCTCGCCGAGGCGAAAGAGATTACACAGCAGATTGACAAGCTTGACAACGATTTTGAAAATTCTGCTGTAGAAAAGGCAAACAGAAACGCAGAGGAGGGAATCAAAATGCCTGCACCATTTGAAAATCACAAGACAAACATCGACCTTACAGATGAGGATGAACAGGTAACAGATATGTACGCAACACTTGAATACAGAAAAGCTTTTGCTAACTATATTCAGAACGGTGTACCCGTGCCACAGAAGTTTATGAATGTGGCATCACAGACCACATCAAGCACTGCGGCGGCTATCGTGCCGACCACAATGTATCAGCGTTTAATCGTTGAACTTGAAAAAATCGGCGAAATTTACGCAAGAGTGTTCAAGACGGCGTATCCGACAGCACTTCTTATTCCCACACAGAACATCCGCCCGACAGCAAGCTGGGTTGATGAGGAAAAGGGTTCAAACCAGCAGAAAGTAACTACTGACAAGGTTGTCTTTGCCGGCTATAAGCTTGAATGCAAGGTTGCTTTCTCGCTCTTTATGACAAAGACCGCGCTTGATACTTTTGAGTCGCAGTTCATTGACCAGATTAAAAACGCAGTAGTTAAGGCTTGCGAAATGGCAATCGTTAAGGGTTCGGGTTCAGGTTCGCCAACCGGCATTCTTTCATGCACTCCGCCTGACGGTCAGACAATCGAGATTGCAAAAACCGGCAAGCTCACATATTCAACACTTTGCTCGGCTGAGGCGGCTCTTCCTGCTGCATACGATGATGCTGTATGGCTGATGACAAAGAAGTCATTCTTTGCATTTATGGGCATCACAGACAGCAACGGTCAGCCTGTCGCTCGTATGTCCGAAGGACTTAACGGCAAGCCGTCACTCTCACTTTTCGGCCGTGCTGTTATCCCAACAGACGGCTATATGGATTCGTACGCTGACACGGTTTCAGCCGACACAACCTTTGCAATGATGTTCAATCTTAACGATTACATCTTCAACGAGGTAATGGGCTTAAGTGTCAAGAAGTACGAAGAGGACGACACCGATAACACAGTCCTTAAAGCCGTAATGCTTGCAGACGGTAAGGTCGTGGATACTCACAGCCTCGTAAAGCTCGTTAAGAAGAGTGCTTAAAAGAGGTTTGAATTATGGCAGTATCCAATGAAATTGAAGCCGTAAAGGTTTCGCTCCGTATCAATACGGTGCTGTTTGACGATGAAATATCTGCCCTCATTGATTCTGCTAAAAGTGACATGGCAGGTGCAGGAGTTGACGTCAACGACAAAAACTCAACTGCACTTGTTATGCAGGCAATCAAATTCTATTGCCGTGCTTATTTCTCGGTTACTGCCGACAGCGAATGGGCACGGCATTACGAAGATTTGCGTGATGCAATGGCGGCGAGAGGAGCGCAAACAGAATGAATGCAGATACTCTTGTTAAACTTGTTGAAAAGTCAGGGCAAACAACCAATGACATCGGCGAAATTGTGTATCAGGAAAAGCTCCGAACGATTTATGCACAACGCAAATATGTTCGACAATCTGAATTTTTTCAGGCACAGGCTAACGGGTTGAAACCCGAATGTATGCTTGAAGTCAACTCGTTCGAGTACCACAACGAAGAATTTTGTTATCTCGAAAATAAGAGGTTCAAGATTTATCGTGCATATGAGATTAAAGGCACAGAGCGTACGGAGCTGTATTTAACGGATGTGGTAGGTGAGAATAATGTCTTTGCCTAAAGCAGTTAAAATCACAAAAAACGGCGTTGAGATAATCAGCAATGTTGAACGCATACAGTACACGCTCAAGGAGCTTGAGAGAGCCGCTCTGCGTGATGTCGGCAAGTTGGTATGTAAACGGACAAAACAGAAAATAAAACGCAGGACGGGGCGCTTAGCGAAAAATACGCAATACTGGGTGCGAAGCAAACAGAAAGTACCCGATTTGCAAGTCGGATTTAAGCCAGGCGGATTTTATGGCTTGTATCAAGAGATTGGCACGAGTGAAATTCTAAAAATCGGAGCATTGAGCGATGCTGCCGAAAGCAACATCAAAGACATCATCAAAATTGAACAACAGTACCTCAGTGCCGTAGGTACAGAAGAGGCAGAACGCAAATTGAACGAGGGGGAATACAGCGGTGAATAGCATTAAGAATTTTTTGAGTGCGGTTTTATCGCAGTATGCCCCCTCGTTTTTTATGATTGGTGACGGGTTTCCGAGGCTTGTTTATGAAATTAAACAGCTTTACACCGATGAGCCGTACAAGAAATATCTTGTTACGCTTAATCTGTATGATAGGTTAACCACCGAGAAAATCGACAATATTGTGGATGAAATCTATTCGGATGTTGCGAGGGCAACATATACACAAGGTGAACGACATTACAAATTCTACAATAACAGCGACAGGCAGTATGTCGCTGAATCCGATAAGACAATATACAGAATAATGACAACCCTTGAATTGAGGGTTTACGAAAGAAAGGATGATTAAAATGGCAACAGTTAAGCCACGAAAGATTAAGCCGTACAGCGGATATAATGCTAAGACGGCTGACCATATGCTCCTTGATGCAGGTGCGTTTTTTGTAAATTACGATCCTGCTACGGACACATACGCAAGCGCCAAAAAGGCAGGCAAGTGCCTCGGCGTAACAATCAAAGGCGGTGAATTTTCAGCCAAGCCGACACTCAGACGACTTGAGTTTGACGGCGTGAAAACAAGAACTAAGGGCGACACAGTAGTCGACGGTTGGGAGGTTTACATTAAAGCAACGCTTGCCGAGATGACTACTCAGAACTTCATTTACGGTCTTGGAATTGCCGACAAAGGTACAGACGAAAAGGTCGTAGGCTACGATGTAATCACAGGTAGAGATGTTATTCTTGACGGTGACTACATTCAGAATATCACTTGGGTAGGTTGTCTCCTCGGAGAGGATAAGCCGTGCATTATTCAGGTGTTCAACGGCTTTAATGAAAACGGTCTCACGCTTGCAATCGCTGACAAAGACAACGGTAAAGTAGAAGCTCAGTTCTATGGTAACCTTTCACCTGAAGTTTATGATTCAGAGGACGAAATCAAACCACCGTTTAAAATTTTTAGACCGACAGAAACAACGGAGGTATAATCAATGAGAAAATTAGGCTTAAAGGACGCTTTTTCGGTGGCTCGTATTATTAAGTCAGCAGATTTAAAAAATGAAATTGTCGAGTTCGCTAAGAATGTTAAAACTAAGGACAAGAAAAATGCACAGGAAGTCGGTCTTGAGTTTATCGTCACTATGATTTCATCACTCTCAAGCAAGGAAGTGGAAAACGAATTCTATTCACTCTATGCTGACATCAGAGGCGATATTACCCCCGAACAGGCAAGTTTGATGGACATTACAGAGGTAATTGCAGACATCAAGCATATTATTGCAGAGAATGATATTCAAAGTTTTTTTACCTCGCTCTCAGCATTGACATAAACACATATAAGTTAATCTTGCAATACTGCTGCGGAAATCTGACAGTCTTGCAAGATTTGTCATTCGCTGAAATCTTAAAAATCATTGAAAATGAAATCAATGAGAAAAACGAGGAAATGAAATACAAGGCTTATATCTTAACGAGCCTTGGTCAAATCACTCATTTATCATACAAAGATTTTGTCGATAGTATAGACGACAAAATGCAGTCAACTGCACAGGACGAAGTCAATACAGACGAAATTGAAAAGCGTGTTGAAGAAATGCTCAATCGCTACAAATGGGAGGAGGTGTAGTGCGTGGCAGTTGAAATTTTTAAGTTATTTGGCTCGATTTTCGTTAATAATGATGAGGCAAATAAATCCATTTCAGAGACTGAGAAGAAAAGCAAGGGTGTTGCTTCAACTCTCGGAAACGGAATCAAAACTGCTGCTAAATGGGGAACTGCTATGGTAGGCGGTGCGGTGGCAGGTGTAGGAGCATTGTCCTCCGTGGCAGAAAGCACGCGAGAATATCGGACGGAAATGGGCAAACTTGACACAGCTTTTACCACAAACAAATTTTCAGCGGCAGATGCAAAGCAGACTTACTCTGACTTGTATGCCGTAGTCGGTGACAGCGGACAGGCAACTGAGGCGGCTAATCATTTATCATTGCTTTGCAACTCCACAAAAGACCTGCAAAGTTGGACAGAGATTTGCACAGGTGTTTACGGTCAATTCGGTGATTCCTTGCCTATCGAGGGTTTGACAGAGGCGGCGAACGAAACCGCAAAAGTCGGACAGGTAACAGGTCCGCTTGCTGATGCTCTTAACTGGATGGGCGTATCTGAGGATGCTTTTAATGAAAAACTTGCTAAATGCTCATCAGAACAAGAAAGACAGCAGTTAATCACATCAACCCTCACGAGCCTGTATTCGGATGCCTCTGCTCAGTATAAAGAAACAAACGGCGATGTAATGGAATCCAACAGAGCACATCAGCAGTTGTCAGATACAATGGCGCAAATCGGTGCTGTCGCAGAACCTGTGCTTAATTCGATTATTGGCTTAGGTGGAAAGTTACTCGAACAGTTATCGCCGCTTATTGAAAGTGTAGCTGAGAAGCTTGCCCCTGTGCTCATTAACATCTGCGAAGAGGTTGCCCCGATAATCGTGTCAATGCTTGAACAGATTATGCCATTGATTGAGGAATTGCTTCCGTTTATAGCTCAACTTATGGAACAGTTAGCACCAATAATTGTTCAACTCGTAGAAGCACTATTACCTGTTCTCGTACAAGTAATCAAACAGCTTTTGCCTCCGTTTATGGAAATTCTCAACGCATTAATGCCGTTGTTAGACACTATTTTTCAGCTTGTACAGCCGTTTATCGACTTGATTTTGCAGTTAATAGAGCCGTTCGCAGCACTTATTTCAACAGCTATTGCACCGCTCATAGTCAAACTTGCAGAGTTGCTCAATAACTTGTTACAGCCGCTTATCCCTGTTTTTAACGAGATTGCAGGCATATTAAGTGAAACATTACAGCCCGTTTTCGAGGCTCTTGCACCCGTTTTCGACTTATTGACAGACGCATTAATTCCGCTATTTGAGCTATTATCAATGCTGCTCAACGCTATCCTACCTGCTTTAACTCCAGTTGTTGAAATTCTTGCAGATGTTTTCAGCAATGTACTCGGATTAGCTATCAAAGGAATAAGCGGTGCGATTGAAAGCTTGACAGGAATTTTCAACGGTTTGATTGACTTCATAGACGGAGTCTTTTCAGGAAATTGGGATAAAGCGTGGAACGGCATTTTAGAAATATTCAAGAATGTTCTAAACTTAATTCCAAACGCAGTTGAATTCATAATAAACGGTGCAATCGGAATGATTAACGGTCTGTTTGACGGAATCAATTGGGCAATTGAGTGGGCAGGACTTGAAATTCCGCACATTCCAGAGGTCACTCTCCCCCGTTTTCGTGCTGGTATCGACTATGTACCGAACGACAAGTACCTCGCTTATTTGGATGCAGGCGAAGCGGTTTTGACAGCACAAGAGGCTGAACAATATCGTAAAGCTAAGCAAGACGGCTCAAATCCATTTAGGAGTGACAGCACAGATAAACCGTCAACGACTAACATTGACATCAATGTGAATATTAGCGGCGTAACGGTCAATAGTGATTCGGATATAGATAGCCTTGCGGAAAGATTATCTGAGCGATTAGCAGCGGAAATTACAAGTAAAAGGAAGGTGTTTAGCTGATGCACAACTTTTTTTTTAACGGCAAATGGCTCAGTCAGTTTGGCGGACGCATAGTTAATGCGCCTTTTCACTCTGTTGCTCAGCGTGATTTTAAGCTTATATCAATCCCGGAACGAAGCGGTGATATAGTGCAGGACAACGGCAGATACAACAATGTTGATTTTGAGCTGCAAATAGCTTTAATGCCTTTACTTGCTCACACAAGTGCTCAATATCTTGCGTATAAAATTATAGACTGGCTGACTGAATTTAACAATTATCAAACATACAAGGACACATATAACAAAGGCTATTATTGCTATGCTGTAGTGACTAACCTTGACACAATTCAGCGTGAGTTACCTTCATATCTCACAACTAAAGTTAAATTCAGTCGTAAGCCGTATTGGTATGCACAGACAGAGCCTATAAGCCTTGTTAGCGGTCAAAAGCTAAATTTACTCAACCCTGAAAGAATGCCGTCAAATCCGCTTTACAAGCTCACGGGTACGGGTGCTTCTGCAACGCTAACGATAAACGGTGAAACACTATCTATAAAAAATTCAATTAACGCAGATTACACAGTCCTTGACGGTG